CCAATTTGACAATAAAAAGTTATCAAAATATTTGCGCGTTTGAATAATTATAGTTTACTTTGCACCATCAAACGACAACAAAAGGTTTACAGCTATGACATCAACCACTCGCACCGAACTTATGAACCTCGCCAAGCAGGCGGCAGCGTACATTACGAAGCTCAACGGCGAGGCCGAGACCTTCGAGATCGAGAGTAACGGTATTACGGCCGTTATCGCATATGACACCGAGATCGTCGAGGACAAGGGCGACTACTGGACGGCGCCGAGCTGGTCGATCGAGGACGAAACGGTAGCTGTTGAAGCGGTTTATGACGAGGACGGCGAAGAAGACAAAGAAGCTGCTGACTGGTTGAAGAAAATGTTGAACTAACAAATAAAAAACAGAGATATGAAATTTCGCAAACCCGCCCCGAAAATATCGAAAGCCCGAGCAATCGAGCTCGTCATGAACCTGAATGGCGTATCACGAGATATCGCCGAGAAATACACCAACAGCGAATTACGCGAAGTATTACGACTGTTAAAACTCAAAGCCAACTTTTAACCTTAACCACGATGAAAACGACCGATCTATCAAACATCATGTGCATGGCATGGCGATTCTATCGCACGACCCGCCAGGCGTTCGGCGAGTGCCTCAAACTCGCGTGGCGCAACTTCTGCCTTGTGCGAAAGATGCACACTGAGGTAGTGCGGTTCTACTTTCGCAAGGTGGACGGCACCCTGCGTGAAGCGTGGGGCACGCTGCGCTCTGACATAGTACCGCCCGTCGAAGGCAACGACACCCGCAAGAAGAACGACACCGTACAAGTGTATTACGACACCGAGCGCCAAGAGTGGCGTTGCTTCAAGCGCCTGAACCTAATATAGAGCCCCTGTACTTTCAATACTCTGCGTTGAAAACAGATGTCCCCGTCGGTAATACGGCCGACGGGGTTACGACAGCAGAAAAGAAATGTCGTTTGCAAATAATTTTTCGGCAAAGATTGCATAATGTGCCGAAGCGTTGCACCTTTGCCTTTGTAAGCCTGCAATGACGCAGGGCACGGATTCCGACGAAAGGACATGGCGGATGCAAGCGAAATAATAACCAGAAAGGTTTCTGAACTCCTATTGCTTCCAGGTAACCCCCGGCGTATATCCGAGGAAGATATGGAACGTCTAATGTTTTCAATCCGTTCTCACGGATTTTGGAAGCATCGCCCTATTGCCATATCCACACGAACCGGAGCAGAAATCGTCATATGCGGCAATCAACGGCTTAAAGCCGCAAAAAAAATAGGGCTCAAATCGGTTCCGGTTATTATCTATGATAACCTCGACGAGCAAGAAGAAAATGACATCATTTTGCGTGATAACATCAACAACGGGGAATGGGATTTCGAAGTCTTGCAAGACGATAAATGGGAGGATATAAACTTCGAGGAGATCGGTTTAGACATGCCTGCATTTGACGAAGAGGTTGGAACGGTAGCATCTGGGGAGGCCTCAGATAATAAATCAGGCAACGACAATCCAGAAAATAAGGAAGATAGAAGCATATTCTATCAATTAATGCTCACCGACTGCATCTACGAGAGTAACAATCTTTTCGAGATTCCGAATTTACTCCTCGACATGCAAGCCGGTAAATTGCAACTGCCATTCGCTCCTTACGGCGCCGAATCACGGCAAAAGAAAGGTGTATCCACCTATCATTTCTATGTAGACGATTATCGCTTCGAGGCGATATGGAAAGACCCGACAAAGGTATTGAATAGCGGATGCGTAGCAGCCGTAGAACCGAATTTGTCATTATTCGACACGACCCCCATAGCGTGGGGACTACAACAAATCTACAAGAAGCGGTGGATTTCCCGCTACTTTCAGGAATGCGGAATCTCCATATATGCCGACTTGAATGTCTCTCGGAAATTCTATGAATACAACCGCATGGGCATTCCCGATGGATACAATGCTTTTTTCACGCGAGGATATGCCGATCGACTCGAATACCTGAAAGCCGAGCATCAGATAGCGAAAGAGATTTCAGGTAAAGATACCCCGAACCTTATCATTTACGGAGGCGGAAAAATCGTCCAAGAGTATTGTGCAACACACAGCCTTGTGTATGTCGAACAATTAATGACTAACAAGCGAGACAATGGCTAAAACATCGGGAGGATTACGTGGAGGTGCTAATGCTGCTGCAAACAGATGGGCTGTCGGTATTAGCAATCCAGATATGCGAGCCGAGGCAGAAACGGCCGCAATGCTCATAGCATCCAAATTAGGGATATCTCCCGCATCTCTCCCTAAAATTATTGAGGCTCAAATAAAGTCTGGAAAGGGTGGGGCCACTGTTGCCAATTATAGAAGTAATGATTTTGGAGAAACTATTACTATCAACACCGACAAAAAAGCAGTAAACGTTTATAAAGCCAACAAATATGCAAGCGTAAAAGATGGATGGTCATCTCAACCGAATACCGTACTTCATGAATTGTCACATGGAATACATCAGCGTTTGGTATCAGAATTAATAAGAACGCCACAAGGTTATCGAAAGGCCCAACAAACCGGAAGATTAGATGCCGCAATCATCAAGAAAGGCGTGTCGAAATACGCATCTACCAATAGCGACGAGTTCCATGCAGAACTTATTTCTGGCATTTTAAGCGGCAAGCATTATTCCAAACAGATTTTAGATGACTCCATATTAGCAGCAAGTAGTAATCGTATTGCAAAAAGATTATATAAAATGGGCTTAAAGCGATAAAACAAGTTGTAAACAAGTTCAATGAATAAGGATATTGGTAAATATGGGAACAAGTTTTCAAGTACTAACCAGCCCCAAAATAGGGGCCGGAAGCCTTCGCTGTACAACCATATAAAAAAACTGCTCGGAACGGAGGCCAAAGCAGAATTGAGCAAAGAGGACTATTTCAAACTGATCCAATTCCTATTAGAGCAGCCCCTCGATAACCTCAAAAAACTCGCCGACAGCAAGAATACACCAATTTGGATTGTCGGTGTAGTTCGGGCTGTCGTTAAGGATGCCAATGCTGGACGTACCACGACCCTCGATTCTCTATTCGATCGTCTGTTCGGTAAAGCGTCGCAACCTCTGACGGGGAAGGACGAAGGGCCTATTGAATTCAAGGGCTCTATCCCAGTAAGAGAATGGATCAAAGCTCGATTGCAAAAGAAATGATACAACCGCAGGATATATATCTGCCATTATATGAAGATACCGATCACTTCATCATCCTTATTACGGGAGGCCGAGGTTCGGGCAAATCATTTAACGCCGGAACGTTCATCGAGCGGCTGTCTTTTGAAGAAGGGCATGTGATCTTATATTGCCGCTACACGATGGCGTCGGCTGCTATTTCAGTAATCCCAGAATTTACCGAGAAGATAGAAGCCGATGGTACGGGAGAATTTTTCAATATCACAAAAACAGATATTGAAAACATCGTATCTGGAAGTCGAGTTCTATTCCGAGGCATCAAAACATCATCAGGTAATCAGACGGCGAAGCTGAAATCCATACAGGGCATCACGACGTTCGTATGCGACGAGGCCGAGGAGTGGACGAGCGAAAAGGACTTTGACAAAATCATGCTTTCGATACGTCAGAAAGGAATACAGAATAGGGTCATCATCATTATGAATCCGACGGATTCCAATCACTTCATTTATCGAAAGTATATCGAGAAAACGCATAAGCTTGTGAACATCGACGGTGTGGACGTACAGATAAGCACTCACCCGAATGTCCTACATATCCATACAACATACCTCGACAACATCGAGAATCTGTCCGATGAGTTCCTGCGGGAAGTGGAGCGTATGAAGGTGGAGAATCCTGACAAGTATGCGCACGTTGTTATGGGCAAATGGGTGGACGTGGCTGAGGGGGCAATCTTTAAGAACGTACATACCGTTAAAGAATTTCCGCAATGGTGTGAACAAGTTGCGTTATGCCAAGACTTCGGATATTCGAATGACCCTACGGCAATAGCCAAATGCGGAGTTATAGGCAATGCTCTTTATATTGATGAATTGTGCTATAAGACCCACATGCTCACCAATGAGATTATTTCTGAGCTCAAAAAATACCCCGATTTAAAGGTTATGTCTGAATCCGCAGACCCTCGGTTAGTTGATGAGATCGGAAACGCCGGAATAGCAATATACCCAGTTGATAAAAGCGGACGATCCATTATTGCAGGCATCGAAAAGATGCTCGAAATGGAAATATATGTTACCGAACGCTCTTACAATATGTTAATGGAATTCCGAAATTATGTATGGGATGAAGATAAAGACGGACACCCTATCAACATGCCCAAAGATGGACAGGCAGATCACCTTATAGATGCTGTACGTTATTATGTCTTAGGAATGATTCTGGGTAAGATTAAGCAGGTTAAGAATTACGAAGGATACTTTTAATAACAACCCAATACCCTGTATTGAAGCAAGGCACCATAAACAAACGAAACGACATGAAAACCCTAAAAGAAATCCTTTCCATGCCCTCGGAGGCAGAAAAGATATATTACCTAAAATATCGCCGCACCCCGCTTCCGAATGCACAAGCCCTATATAAAGATTGGGACCCAGACAAACATGACGTCATGGATCCCGAAATTCGCCCCGACAACAAAGTGATCGTCGAGGAGGGCCGTCAAGACCCAAAAACAGGGAAAATAATCCCTCCTCAATACAAGAAAGACGACATCAACCCTACAAACCGCATCATGTTGCCGTTGGAACAGGATATTGTCAACATTCACACTGCATGGGCTGTGGGTAATGACCCAAAAATTAATTGCAACCCCAATGATGACAAGGAAAAAGCCCTGCTGTCCATTATAAACAGCATCAACAAGAAGAACAAGATGCGTTACAACAATAAACGCATCGTTCGGTCGTGGCTCTCCGAAACCGAAGTAGCCGAATACTGGTATGTCGTCAAAGACGAGGGATTTTGGCGCAAGATTCTCGCAAAGGTGAAAGGGGCGCTTGGTGGGAATGTAATGCCTCAATTCAAGCTTCGGTGTGCAATATGGTCGCCGTTTCGTGGCGATAAATTATACCCTCTTTTCGACGATAAAGGCGACTATCTGGCATTGAGCCGTGAATACTCCGTAAAAGAGGCTGACGGCACGGAGACAACCTATTTCATGACCGTGACAGATGAAAAAGTCTATCAATGGCGTATGGAATCAGACTGGATAAAAGTCAACGAATTCAAACATGGGTTTATAAAGAATCCGACCATCTACTCATGGCGCCCCAAAGCTCTATGTCACAACATCAAGCCCATTCGAGAGCGCTTGGAGCGCTTGATGTCTAACTTTGCAGATTGCATCGACAGATGCTTCTTTCCTTATTTGATTCTCGAAGGAGAAATACATGGAACCCCACAACAATCGGGGAAAAACCGTCTAATCAAGATCATCAACGGCGGCAAGGTGTACTACCTGAATTGGGATCAGGCGAGCGATGCCGTGCGCTTGGAGCTGGAAGGGTTGTGGAGCAAAGCCTACCAACTCACCAATACACCCCAACTGTCCCTGGATTCTTTGAGAGGATTGGGTGACGTCCCTTCCGGCCGAGCCTTCCGCTTCTTATTCATGGGTACAGACCTCGCAATAGATAACCACGCCGAGGTTATCGGGGAACATATCCAACGTCGATATAACTTCCTTGTATCTGCTGTGGGATCGCTCAATGCTGAATTCATGCAAGCGTCACAAACTATTGACATAGAGACTGAAATACAACCGTTCACCATCGACGACATCGCCGAGAAGATCAAGAATGCCACAGATGCTTGCGGGCGGCCTATTGCATCCCTTAAAACAGGAGTCATGATGGCAGGGCTGGTCGATGACATAGATGACGAGATCAGGGAGATCCAAGAAGAGCAGACGGACAAATCGACAAGCAATGCTTCCGAGTCCACAGATTAACATTTTTGAACAAAAAATGAAGAAAATCGGGTGTTTTAGTTAGGGAACAATCAAACAAATAGGACAACAGCATCTCAATATCAACAAACTCATCCAAATTAAGCATCATAATGGAGAAAAAAGCTCTGTTTTTTACTTGATTTTATATAAAATAATTTGGATAATGTGCCGAATGTATAGATTTTTGTCGCAGAGCCTATGAAGATATAGGCCAACAGACATAGGACGAAATAACTTCCATGCAGTTGTTAGGTTAGGAGGGTCTGTTGGCATTAGCCGGCAGACCTTTTTAATGTGGATATGATGACTTATCCAAAACCATATAGAACGAAAAAACATGAAAGAAAAAATCTTTTCCGCGCTGAAAACCAAGTTCAGCAACCTGGGGTTTAGCGCAAAAGCAATCGAGGGGGTGGCCGAGTCGCTGGCCGCAACCGGATTGGTAAACGACGAGAACTTCGACACTATTGTCGAGGGGCAGAAGTCAGCCCTTTCAGCAATGCAGGCTGAGATTGACCGACGGGTAACGTCAGCCGTAGAAGAAGCAAGAGCCAATAGCAACGCGACAACTGGTAATGGGGGCAGCCAGAGTAATCGAAACGAACCCGAAGAACCCTTCGATGCCGAAACATTCAAAGCGGAAATACTAAAAACCCTCCGAGAGGAGCAGGCAGCTGCCGCACAACAGAATCAGCAAGCCGCACAGCGAGCCGCAGCCATCGCATCGAAAGCTAAAGAGTACGGAATTCCCGAGAAATTCGCCGCCAAGTTAAACATCACCCAAGACGCCGATTTGGATGAATATTTCAAAAGTACAAGACAGGAATTGGCGGACGCAGGTTTTGAGTTTTCCGAACCGCCCGCACAGGGTGGCGGCATGACCGATAACGGAAGTGACATCGCCAAACTGATTGAGCAGGGGACAGAACAAATTGTCAAATCAAAAAAACCGTAAAAAATGCCAGCAGGATTTCATTATGAACTGAATCCGGAAGACGTACTGCGAGAACTGTGCCGATTCGATACGGTGTATCGACTCTCCGGAGGTTTCAACTTCGAGGACGCAAATGTCCCGACCGGGACGATGCTGATGCCGCTAACGCCTCTGCATGTCGATCTAACAACGCGTAAAGCATCCGCGGTAAAGAACGTCAAAGTAGTAGAGAAAGTGTCATCCGGAACAAAGATCAAAATCGCAAAAGGGTCGCTTGCCTACAAAGGTATGCACCTGGGCGACGGTACAAGCGGTGCAACCGTTTCGAGCATCAGTACCACCAATGCCAACTATGACGAACTCACAATGAGTGCCGCCAATCTCACGCCGGAAGCAGGGGACATTCTCTTCGAAGCAGCAGCAGTAGACGGTACGACACCTAAGGTTACCGCAAACTTCCTCAATTACGCTGTAACGAAAGTAGAGACAGGTGCAACGGTCACTGCCATCGGCAGGGCCTATGAGGTGCAGGAGTCGAAACTTTATGCCCCCATCTCGGCCAAAGACAAGGAGACCCTTACGGCCCGATTCCTTTTCACTATCTAAACCACAACGACAATGAAACTGACACTCGAAACCCTTTTCAACAATACAGAAGTCTTCAAGGCAGTCATTGACCGTTCGATGGTAACCCGTGACGACGAGATTTTTTGGAAGCGTTATCTCGACTTCGAAGAGACCAAATCCCGCGTTTTCAAAGCCTACCTCGGCACCGTCACCGGTGTTACGGCCGGCTCGATCATCGATCGGAATTCCAACAAACCCCTGCGTCAACGCAAATCGCTCGGAAGCGGATACGGAGAGGTCGCATATTTAGGGGACCGCTACCAGATGGACAATGACCGTCTGGATATGATTAAGTCACTCATCGATAAGTTCAATGCAGCGCGCCCCGCCGATCAAGTGGCGGCCTTAAACGCAATCATCGATTATATCGTGGATGACGTCCGCCAAATTCGCCTCGCGCCACACAAACGTATGGACATCGTTGTCGGTGACCTTCGTTCGGACGGCACAGCTTCCGTAGCGCTCGCAGACAATCCGCAGGGAATCACATTGCTCGACATGGAACTACCCGTTAAGAAGATCAAGCCGACAACGGGGGATAAGGACAACTTCATTACCTATCTGAAAAAGCAGATTGAGGCCCTGCGCCCGACAATGGGCAGATTTTCTGTCATGGAGATGTCCCGTTCGACATTCACCAAGAACATCGTCGGCTCATCTGAGTTCAAGTCAACCTATAAGATGATTATGTCGGGAGCACAAGTTGCTTTGGCTGGCGGACTCATTACCGACGCGATGGCCAATCAAGTGTTCTCCGGCATCGGGCTTCCGCCTATTCGCATCATCGACGACATGGTTGCGCTGGAAGATGGCACGAACAAACAGGTTTTCAAGGATGACCGCATCACGCTACTCCCGCAAGACAAGATCGGCAAGATGATGTGGCATGAGCCTTATGAAATCTCAGACCCCGTGCCGGGAAAAACGTACACGCGCCTCGATGGTGGAATGTGGACTTCGAACTGGCGAACCGACGAGGGCCGCTTCATGGAGTATGGAGCCGAATGGATTCCCAACTTCACGGCACCGAACAAGATCGCCATTTTCGATCTATCGACGATGAACGGTTAAACCCACCGACAATGAGGAATTCTGAAGTAATATCGGCTCGGCTCTATCCCTATGACGTGGATGACAACTTAGTTGCAGTAGCCTGCATGGACACGGGGCTATCGGCGGACGAAGAGTATTCTTCGTCCAACAAGGTGCCTGTGGCAAAAGCCGCTATCGATGTCCTAAAACAACTTATCGTCCTTTCATCCGAAAGCAACGGCGGATACTCTCTCGGCTACAATGTCGAGGAACTGCGCCGCCGCATACACGCTCTCGCAAAGGATAACGGCCTTACCGATATTGCTTCGGAATTCGATCCTACGCCCCAGATATTCTTCTTAGACTTATGATTAGGTTCCCCTATACGCTTCAACGCTGGAATCACGATACAAACGAGTGGCTGACAGTAACCAAATGCAATGCCCGATACGACGGCAAAGCACGGTTTATCGAATCGCCTAACGGAAAAGTGATCAGATATACCTACGAAGTAGTTATGCCGGCTAATGTGCTTCCAATCGAAGAAAACGAGGAGGTGCGCATCCTGGACAGATGCGGGAAAAACATATTCGACCATCGCCCCGACTCTCTTATCGGCACCACGCTGAAAGATTCGGTCTCATACCCCGTGCAGGGCTTCTACAAAAGCGGACAAAGGTATGAATATACGAAAATATGGCTATAAACGCACTGTATAATGATAACTACCAACGAAGTACAGAACATCCTGATTCACGACTGCGCCGATTTCGGAATCCAGACATTTCCTACATGGAATGTTCCGGAAGGACGAATAAAAGACGAGCGGATCGTAGTCGTAACACCGTCGGAACAATCTCCGGCGACTTATTGGGAATCATGTTACATCTCGGTGAATCTATGTGTTCCGGATGTCAAAGGAACAGCGAACCTGAAACGACTGGGTGAACTTGAACGAATCGCAAAAGCAAAATTTAAACCGTGGGCCTATGGAATATATGATAATACACCATATTGTTATCGATATGAAGGTATCGGCAGAGAAGAGGACAAAGACCTCGGATGCCACTATATCTATGTCCGGGTCCTATTCAGAGTGTTAAACGTAAAAAAAGATTAAAATATGGCAACTATCACAGCCGTAGGCATCAAAAACATCTGGTATGCAGACCCCGCGAAAGTCACCGGAGACCTGACAGGTACGATGCTGGGAACCATTCTCAAAGACCCTACCACCAAGAAGGTGCCGAACGTCCACCAGGACACGTGGAGCCTCGACGAAGCCGAACCATCCACGACACAATACAAAAATCAACTGACCGACGGTGTATATCGCCAGTCGAAAGAGATGGGTGAAGTCACTATGAATTTCGCCATCGGTCAATACGACTATGAAACGAAAGCCGCATTTATGGGCGGAACCGGTACGGAAACATCATGGAAACGAGCCCGCGGCGTTACAAACATCGAGAAATGCATGATCGCTCTTACGGAAGACGATCAATATTGCGTATTCCCGAAGGCTTCGGTCGTGGCGCGGAACGCCGAGACGGACGATGCCGTCGCTATCAGCGTCGTTGCAACAGCACTGGAACCGGATAATACCGCGGTATCGTCCGAATACTGGTTCGATGCATCGGAGGTCACGGAGGCTGCTTCGGTAATGAGCGCATCATCCAAATAACGACTGGCAATCACATCGGAAAGGGGCGGGAGGCGTAAGCCCCTCGCCCCTGTTGTTTCAATTATTCGAGATATGGATTTTATTAGTTTCCGCATAGCTGGAAAAGGTTACAGCATATACAAAATGTCGCCTCTAACCGCTACACGTATCATGCAAGCGTGGGACGTGAAAAAAGAGCCAGATAAAAGTATCGAATGTCTCGCGGCAATGGCTCGAAGCGTCGCATTGGGTATTTCTGGCAGCAAAAGCATATTCAGCAAATTAAAGCGCATAGTTCTCAAGCGTAGGTTTATGAAAAAGGCCTCGTTCGAAGAGTTGTTCGATGCCTACAACAAGACATTGAAAATGATACCTCTGGAAGACATTATCGGAATTGGAGCCGTAATGGAACAACTCTCGATGTCAATCGCAAAAGATCATGAGTAAGTCTGCTGGCATCGTCGCCGCCTCGCTGCTGAACAAACATCATGTGACAGTGCGGATCGGGCGGTTGAGTTTCCGTGCGTATCAGCCATGCATCAAAGACCTCGCACGGGCTTTTGCGAACGAACGGCTAAACCTGTCCACCGACGGACGACACCAATATTCGTTGGAAACGATGTCGAAACTACTGTTTCACCGCCGCTGGCAGCAACGGATGTTCCTATGGTACGCCAGACACTACGGCGACTACCAGCAAATCCGAATCGCGGCACAGAAAATCGCCGACGTCACTACGGGGAAAGACCTGCTGGAATCGGTAAAAATCGACAAAACACGGAAAAAGGCCATCGTGGAGACTGTCGGAAACAACTCCATCGCAGGTATCATGGCAACCATGATGGAACATCTGAACATCAGCTACCAAGATGCTTTCGAGCGAGTAAACTACCCTACCATGATGCTGATGATGATAGACAAGGTGCGGTCGCTTGTGGGAGATGAAAAGAAAATAGTTAAGGGCAGCGGCAGGGAGATGGCCGCAAGAAGAAAGCAGAAGAACAAATGAGCGTATTATCATTCAAAATAAACGCCGAGACCGATAAGCTTAATAGCTTTATCGCGGCTCTCAAACGATTGAAAGAGGTTCTGGCTGATATTCCGTCGGGAACCAAAGAATTCGATGTTATAAACCGGAAAATCGCCGAGATGGAAGCTCGTGTCGAGCAGGCCATGAAGCGGATCGCACAGATGCAGAACGAGGCGGCGAAAACGGTCTCGCAATCGACTGCCGCATCGCCCGCCACACCATCATCGGCCGGCTCCACCGCGGGAACGCAGGCCGTCAAAGCGGAAACCGAGGCATGGAGGGGCTTATTGGAGGAATTAGATAAAGTAAGTCTTGCAAAACGTGAGAATATCGAGCAAATAGAACTGTTAAAGGCCGCGAATCGAGGTTTGAAGGCTCAATATGATGCTTTAAATAAGGCCGAACGAGATGGACTTACGTTGACGGATAAACAAATTGCACGCCGGACGTCCCTCTCTTTGGCTTATGAAGAAAACAAGCAGGCCATTTCGCGAATGCGGCAAGAAGTAGCAAACCAAATCAAGTTGGAGCAGGTCGCACAGGGCTCAATGGATCAAATGTCGCAAGCTCTCTCCCGGATGCGGGTAGTTTACAGATCGCTCGACGAAGGAGAACGAGGAAGTGCATTCGGACAAAACCTGCTCAAAAACATTCAGGCCCTCGACACAAAAATCAAGGAGCTGGACGCTTCTATCGGCAATCACCAGCGTAATGTCGGCAACTATGCCTCGGGATGGAACGGGCTATCGTTTTCTATTCAACAAGTCGCACGAGAATTGCCATCATTGGCATATGGGCCGCAAGTCTTTTTTTCCGCAATATCGAACAATATTCCAATATTGGCAGACGAAATAGCACGTGCGAGCAAGTCCGTCCAGGCTCTGAAAAAGAGCGGAGAGTCATTTGTCCCCGTATGGAAACAGATCGCCCGTTCTATTATCTCTTGGCAAACTCTTCTTGTAGCTGGCGTTACTATTTTAACGTTATATGGTAAAGAAATCGTGGATTGGGTCGGCGCATTGTTCAAGGGAAAAGAAGCGCTCGATTCGGCCAAGATCGCAGCGCAACAATTTCACGCCACAATGGCCGAAGGACAGCGAAGTGCCCAAGCCGAAATCACGAAATTGAACCTTCTTTACAATGCAGCGACAGATACCGCTAAGCCCTACAAAGAAAGAGCGACAGCCGTAAAGAAGTTGCAAGACCTCTACCCTGCCTATTTCTCCAATATGAGCACCGAACAGATAATGGTCGGAAACGCTATCGACGTATATAACAACCTGAAAAACGCGATCATCGAGGTCGCGAAAGCCAGAGCGGCGGAAAATATCATAGCTAAGAATACCGAAAATTTGGAATATATAAAACTGACGGGTGGCGCCTATGACGAATATACGAAAGCGCTAAAAAATGCAACGAACGCCAAAGAACAGTATAATAAAAAATTTAGCTCAGAGGCGAGTAGATTGCAAGAGTCTAATCCCAACGGTAGCCTTACTTTGTATTATTATATAGCAGAATCTGCCTCTACCGAAGAAAAAGGCCGTCTCGAAGCGGCCGAAGATAGATTAGAGGAGGCCCGAAAGAGGTTTCAAGGCGAGTTGGAAAAGCTCGGAGACGAAGGCAAGGCGATCTGGGAGCGCATCGAAAAAGATTTCAACGGTGACGCCCAACTTTTCTACCAAACATTGGAAAAAGCGAATGAGAAACTCGCACCCGAAGCGGAGAAACTTTTTACAACCCTTACTCCCGATGAGATGAACGATGCGTTCAAGGAAGCGGAGAAAAACGCCTCAAAGAACGCATCGCAAACAGAAAAAAACCGCAAAAAGCTTCAAGACGATCTGTTGAAACTGCAATATGAAGCACAGCAGACCGAAATAGACTCCATGCGGGAGGGATCGGAAAAGAGCCTTGCCCAAATCGACCTCGATTACAAAAAGCGCATAGCCGAGATCGAGAAATGGGAAAGAGAAATTATTGCCCTTCAAGGAAAAGGCTTGACCGAGCAACAACAGAAGTTATTCGATTCACTGAGGGCCGGTGCGGAAATTACGGCTCATAGAAAGGTATCGAATATAAATACAGATGAAAGCCGCCAATGGAATGAATATCTAATAAAATACGGGACTTTTCGGGAGCGGCTTCAAGCAACCAAAAACGAATACGATCGTAAACTGGCAAAGGCGCAAACAGAGGGAGAGCGGGCACAACTCGAAGCGGAACGCAATGCGGCAATAGCACAATTCGAGGTCGAAGCATCAGCATGGACGAAGGATTTAGCAGACAAGACAATAGCGCAATTGGAAAAGCTGATGTCCGAAACCAAAAAACAATTAGAGGAGGCGAGAAACGCTTTCGATGCCTTAGATTCGTCCGAAACCCCAGAAGCGAAACAATATCTCGATACGATAAATAAATTAAATGCACAAATCAAGATTTTAGAAAAGCGGCTTAACGGCGCCAAGAAATCTACCCATAATAAAGATTGGAAAGAGGCGGCTACGGCGTTCGGAGCCATTGCCGATTCCGTTCGAGAGGCTGCAAAAGGTCTTCAAGAATTTGCACCTGAACTTGCCGATACGCTCTCCGTTATGGGCGAAATAGCCACATCTGCCGGAACCTTTTCGGAATCCATACAATCCATCAAAGATGAAATAAAGGAAGAGGGGAAAGCATCATTCTCTTCTATTATGGGCGGAATTACGAGCGGTATTGCATTGGCGGCGACTGCTGTCAGCGGACTTATAACTCTTTTTGCCGGCAAAGGGCGCGATATGCAAGATTATATTGAAAGCGCAAACGCCTTAGCTGATAAATATGGAGAAGTCGCCGACAAAATGCGAGACCTCATATCAAGCTCCACAGGTGCGGAGGCTGTGAAAGCAGCCGCAGACGCCACAGAAGCGACATTGAAGGAGCAGCGCAACATAATAAAGGCGATCAAAGGCGAGATGTTGCAATACGACAGTGGCTCGCATTCCGCACAACACAACTTCAACGAAGTTGCAGCCCAAGTTCCCAATTTTTACCTGGATCTGGTAAAACTACTCGGAAGAGACTATGCCAAAGCCTTTGCTTCCGGGACGATGAATCTCGGAGACCTATCCGCAGATCAACTTATTTCCTTAAAGGAGTCGGACATCATTTGGAGCTATCTTCCTGAAAAAGTACGTGAGTATATAAACGAACTCATCGAATCGAATGAAAGGCTGGAAGAGAACAAGGAATTGCTGAACGAAGCCTTGACACAAGTCTCGTTCGACAGCCTGTATGACAGTTTCGTCGATACTTTGATGGATATGGACGCTTCGGCCGAGAATTTCGCCAATGACTTCTCGAATTATATGATGAAGGCGATGCTCCGCACGAAATTGGACGCACTGCTCAAAGACGATATGGAGCAATGGTATAAAGATTTCGCCGAAGCAATGGAAAGTGGCGGAGGGTTGGATTCCGAAGAGATAAAAGACTTGCGCGAAGGATGGGATTTCATGGTGCAGCGAGGATTAGAACTGCGGGATCAAATCGCAGAAGCTACGGGATATGATAAAACATCTGCATCCGCTCAGTCTGCGACCACAAAAGGATTCGAGGCAATGTCACAAGATACGGCCAGTGAGTTGAACGGACGTTTCACAGATGTGCAAGGCAAGGTCACCGACATTCGGGGAGCCGTAATGCCCCAAACAGCTCAGATAAACCAAATCCTCAATGCAATAATATCGGTACAATACGTCGTATCGTCTTCCTTGCGTGTAAATAATGAAATGCTCGAATATGCCGTTCAAACGTATATGGAGGTTCAACAGATCAACGACACTACCTCAGCCATGAATGCCACCCTGAAAGTCATGGCGGAGGATATTGCGGCAATCAAAAGGAACACGAATCAGATATAGTCCATGAAAATAAAGAAAGACATACGCGATCTCGACAAATTCATCGACGGTATCGAAAAAGAAGTCGTCGATTATTTTGACGGACACGCCAGGGAAGCGGTAAAAATCCAGCAGCAGAAAGCCAATTATCTCAATCACACGTGGAACTTGCGCAGCTCGATAGGATATGTCGTCACCTATGCCGGAAAAGAGAAGGTGCGCTTCATCGGGGATCAGAATGCGATCTATTGGGACGCACGTGATTCGGCAAACAAGATGCTCGACAAAGCCGACAAACCCAACACGGGCGTCGTATTAGACGTGGGAATGTTCTATGCCCCCTTTGTCAGTTCAAAAGGATATGACGTAATCGATTCGGCAGTATTATATTTACGCAAAGTCTTAACCGAGAAATAAAATGAATGGAGACCTCTTTATAAATGGAACCGACGCACAGTCTATCGGCATCGTCATGGGAGATTCGTTTATCGCCAATCTTCTCGCGCCGGCCGGACTGAAAGATTTCGTCGAAAACGACGACCGTCTCAAAAACGGCAAAGAGGTGTTGTACAATAACCCGCTCCTTGCCGCACGCGATGTAACACTCTCATTTGTCATAATGGGAAGTACGCCCGAAGATCATCTCACCAATCTCAGGAGCCTTTACACGCTCTTGCAGACCGGAAAGGTTACTATCAATGTTCCGGCTATTGGAAACGACGTCAACTATCACCTAACCTATATGGGAAGTTCCAATAGCTATTCTTTGTCCGCCGATCGGTGTACATCGAAATTGTCGGTAAAATTCAACGAGCCGAACCCCGCAAACAGGACATGAAACAAAAAACGCTCCGCATTGTTGCGGAGCGCTCTCAACGTGAGCTATTGGGATTGTACAGGGGTCATTTTATGGTCGCCATTTTCTTGGGCGTTTGGACAACCTCGAATTGCCGGGCCAAGAAATCAAGGCCCTTCTGCGTGACAAGGACTTTGATGACCGTGAAAGATTCGTGATTGTTACGGTCGATCAATTTCTCTTTCAACTCGAAATAGCCTCGGTTAATATACTCTTGTTTCGGCTCGTTGCGATTGCAGAAGAAGATGCCGCGTTCGCGCAGCTTTTGGAAAAGCGTGTTGCGGCCGAAAGGCAGGCCGAGAATCTTCGCCGACTGCCCGACATCGATCTTCTGGTCGGTGTCGAGCACCTTGTCCATAAGTTCGGCTTTGGGCGCGAGAACGGCAACCTGCTTGTGGGCTTGTTCGAGCTGCTGCTTCTGTTTGGCAATAGTTTCATTCGCTACAAGGACGGCGCGAGCCATAATCATTTCGGGCGTGTCATTGTCGTGTGCAGCGACATAACCTCCGGTTTTACGAATAGTCGGCAATACCTCGTCGCAAACCCAGTCTTGGAATTGCTCTGCCTGCGGGAGTTTCGAACGCATGACAAGGCGATATACGTCGGATTCTGGGATATATGAAACTTGCTGATTTCCGCTTTTAGTGGGGGTGTCACGTTTCGTTACACCCTTGCAATGATCGCCAACCGCTTTTCGGGGATTGGTATACCCAAGAGCCTTAGCCACATCATTTGCAAGAAACATCGGCTTATTGTCGGCCATGATTATACGCACACGGCCGAATTTTTCATTACTGAATATCTGCGGAGTATTCATGGCCTATGCAATTAAAGATTGATACCTGTCGAGGCGCTGACGAGCTTCGGAAATTGCCTGATCTGCACCCGCAATCACATCGCTCATGTTAGGACGATATTCGGCCGGAACTTTTGCTAATAAAGAGAATAGGGATTGTTTCGTTTCTTCAATGGACTTAATGTTACTTTCCATCGAGGCCGCAAGATTAGCGGCAATCGCCAAAAGGCGAGCCTGCATTGCAGGACTTAACTGAGTGTTTGACATAGTGCTTGAACATTTAATTGAGAAATAAAAACAGCGGTATTTCTCTGACCCGCTGTTCAAGCACTTTTTAAGGGTGTTGCCATAATCATTGCAATCATGGCACGGGGTGAAATACCGCTGAAAATATTTTAAGGCACAAAAAAGCACCTTGATATGGTGCGTCGCCACTCCCTTAATACTGCTTGAACATTGCAAATGTATAAAATATACTTGATTCAAGCAAGAAAAAACGTTTTCTCTCAAAAAAGCGTAATAATTTCTTGCATAAAAGAGGAAGGGCAGGTACTTTTGTAAAAACTTAAAATCAATAATATGAAAAGATTATTATACTTACTAACCCTCATCATTTGTTTTATTGTTACTTCGTGTTCGGAAACAGACAAGACTCCAATGATTATTGGATGTCCCGATTATTTGACCCTATATGATGGAGATACATACAAATTAAATATTACCGTAGATCCGGATTATATGGAAGATTTAATAATTTATGAATCTACTAATCCATATTACGCCTCAATAGATGAAACGGGAACAATAACAGCAAAAACACCTGGAAAGGTAAATATTATCATAAGAGTAAAGAATATCGTTGCCACGTGTTTTGTAACGATTGAAAGGGCACCTTCTGGCATTACTATTAGTAATAAGGATATAAATTTAATTAAGGGTGAGGAAATTGATATTACGGCACGAATCATTCCGAATGATGCCATAAATAAGGAAATCGAATGGTATTCCAATAATACAGAAGTTGCGACAGTCAAGGAGGGGAAAATAACTGCGCTCAAATCTGGTCATGCTACTATTACTGCCTCGCCTGTCATTAATCCAAAACAAATTAAAGACGAATGTAAAGTAACAGTCTATGATGATGCTATTATCATTCAAGAAACTGATTGTGAAATAATACAAGGTTCTCTCCATACCGTTCATTTCACAAATACATTAGGAGGAATAATTTCAAATATCAAAATTGAATCGGAGAATCCGGACATTGCTACATTCAATTTATTAACAGAGAAAGATGTAACCATTTACGCTTATAAACCAGGGAAAACAAAAATTACCATTTCTGCCGAAAATTATTTATCCGCTACATTCAATGTTAATGTTACTGATCTCAAAAAAATAAATGTATCTATTAGTGGATCTGATATAGTAGATGTAGGCGATTCATTCTTGATATATAGCTATGTAGAAGATGGAAATGCATGTATTAATCCCATTTGGTATACTTCTGATCCTGATATAATCGAAATAACAAGTCAAGGACAATTTACCAATGGCGCAATTGGAACTCCTAAGAAAAATGGATTTGCATATATTTATGCTAAATATGGTGACATAATTGGCTGTTGCCCTGTATGTATCGGACATGATACAGCAGTTCCTAATGAAGAGGTGGATATAGATTATCACTCAATATTATCTATCCTAAATGGTAAAACAGAGATAACAGCGAACGCATCTGTAGAATTTATTAGTCCCTTAAACGATGGAGATCGATCCATCATACTAAATGGGTATACTGTTGTGCGTAATGGAAACGAGCTTGTGGAAATACAGGATTTGAATTTATCTATTCACAATAAATCTAAATACAGTTTCGAATGTGCGCCTAAGTTAACGTATTATTTTAGTAGCATTGGCATAGATGAGATGAAACAAATAAATTCTGAAACAGATCGGTATCAACTTATTGTTACTTATACAACAGCCTATGGAGAAGAAATAACAAAAAGAATTAAATTAGCTCCTGTCACTGCTGTCTTATAATTAATTACCTTGATTAATTAATCTATATCTAAATACCACCCTGTAAATGAACAATAGCCGAGGTTTTGCCTCGGCTATCGTTTTATTTAAGCATCCCGAAAGACACTAAATAGAGTATCATATTTATTGTTTGATGTAAATCCCAATATTTTTTCCCGAAGAGGTATTTGTTACCGTCATTGCCGAGCCAGATATCTCTCCTTCCAAAATTGCCAAATCATCATCCAAAGGATACAATGTTACTTTGGGATCATCATATGTATAATCATAGATGGTTGTTGCATAATTACTGGATGAACTCGCTATTTTCAGAGTAAATTTACACTGAGTATCACTAAATGATAACGAGCCCAAGACGCCGTCCTCTGTTCGTTCCCATGTAGTCCCAGATAGAGGATTCGATGCTTTTTCATCATCATCCGAACACCCTGCGAACACAATTGTAGTTACCGCAGCAAACAATAGTAAAATCTTTTTCATATCATAAATTGTATTGGTTAGGTGGTGCAAAGTTACGATTTCCCCCCCCCGACCAAATTTTTCGAAGGAAAAATGAATTTATGATGAAAAAATGTTTTTTCTTGCTTGAATCAAGCGTATTTTATTCATTCGCAATCCTACAATATTGCGGCAACCCTGCGGATCCGCTTGATGCGTTCCAGCAATTTACTGTCTTTTCTGGCTGTTTGCATATTATAGCGGGTTTGTAGATTCACCCAAAAAATAGCGTCAATACCCAATGCTGCCTCCAACATAATTGCGAAATCGGTAGAAATCGAGCGCTTCCTATTCACTATTTCGTTCAATGCCGTGTACTGAATACCTATTATCTCCGCGAATTTTCGCTGTGAAATTCCGCGGCTCTCCAATTCCTCTTTAAGAATCTCCCCCGGATGGGTCGGCTCAAATGGAATAAGTTCATCCTCTCTATAAATCTTGCGTGTCGTTTCCATGATTTCAACGGTAATGGTTACTAATATCCAATATATGACATAAAGTAATAATTTTCTCTCCCTGTTGCTCCCATACCTTAAATTCGAGGCGGTACTTGTTGTTGATGCGAACGGATGAAATACCAGCTTTGTCACCAACCAATACTTCGTAATTCAAAGCATGAATCTGATATAGTGTTTCTATATTCGGAGCGGACGCCAGTCGGTCTATGCATCGTTTATAAGCCTTAATGATTTCCGGCTGTAAACGGTGCTTTTTATCCTTGCTCTTTCCCTTAAAGTATAAATCCTCCAAGTACTCCTTCTCGAAAACTATATCCATTATTCAATGATTTCATAAAGCAAATATAATGCTTATTTCGATATTCACAAAAAATGTGAACGAAAAATATTTTTCAATACTCTTGCATAACGTGCCGAACATAACGACCTTTGAAGTGTCTGTGAGGATGCAGACCACATCAGCGACGAAGATACATGATTATATTCGATCGACAAGGCTATCAGTTATACGAGGCTCCTATCACAAGCGAAGCTATCGTGAAATACGAGCTCATGGGCGATTATTACGTCCAACTGTCTTTCGAGACCGCAGAGCAAGTAGATTTCAAAACGGGTAGCTATATATTATATGGCGGACGAAAATTCGAGATCATATCCCAGAAAGCCCGTCCCGAATACAACGCCACGACAGGCGGATATAAATACACGCCTAAATTCGAAGCACGGCAAAACCACATGAAGCGCCGCAAGGTCTTCTGGTTGAAAGGAGCCAATGACGAAGCGACGTTCAGCGACACGACCGACCTCGCATCCTTCGGTAATCTCATCGCCGACAACATGAACGCCTTTCTGGGCACGACAGACTGGAAAGTGGCTGCCGTACCTGACGATCTGGCAAAGCAAGTGAAACTCGTCTCTTTCGATGCCGATTATTGCTGGGATGCGATCAACACGATTGCCGAAACATTCGACGTGGAGTGGTGGACGGTCGAAAACGGCGATGAAATATGGATTTATTTCGGCAAGCTGGAATTCGGAACACCCGAACGGTTCGAACGCGGTGATGTCGTAAGTTCTATTCCCGAGCAGAAAGGCGACAACTCGAACTATGGCACTCGTTTCTACGTCTTCGGCTCCACCCGCAACCTTACGAGCGACTACGCCTCCTCCGAACAAGGTGGAGTGACCAATCACATATCGGAGACACGCCTACACCTGCCGAACGGCCAGCAATACATCGACGCATGGACGCCGCTCGACCCCAACGACATCGTGGAGCAAGTCGCCTTTTTCGAAGACATCTATCCCAAGAATACGGAAACCGTTACGAGCATAGAAACTGTCGAGCGTTCGATGGATGACGGGACGAAATTCTATGCCTACGTCATGGTGTGTGCAGATACTCCATTTACACCAGACGACCTGATCGCGGGAGAAACGATAGGAGCGCATTTTACCAGCGGCAGCCTCAATGGCTGGGATTTCGAACTGAGCATCAACGAAAGCGATTTCGACAAGAAATTCGAAATCATTGCGCAGACGCAGGATTCGGGAGAGGAACGACCGATCATAATTCCCAACGAAAGCCTTCATCCCGAACCCGGCGATACGTTTGTTCTGACCGGCGTTAACCTGCCCGAGGAGCGTATACGGGAAGCCGAACAGGAGCTATTGGAAGCCGGCAAATCGTGGGCAGCGAAAAACAGCAGCAACACCGATGTATACCCGTGCCCTACAAATCCCGTATATTGTCAAGAGAACGACAAGAACTACGACGTCGGGCAGAAAGTGTTACTCATCGGCCCTCGATTCGGCGAGCAGGGGCGGTTGTCTCGCATTCAGGGATATGAAAAGAAACTCTACAACGAATATATCGCCACATACACTGTCGGTGACAACACGGCATATTCCCGATTCGGAAAGATCGAAAAGAGCATAGGTGCCGCAGCCTATGCCGAACGAATCGGTGTAGTGTCAGGGGTCGGCATCTACCTCATACGATCGAAATACGATCTTACATACCCCACCGACTACAACACCTACTCCGCCTTAGCGATCGAGACGCTGTTCCTGAACAAGCGCAAAGGGGGTGTAGTACAAGGCGACACATTATTCTCGGAAGATGTAGCTGTCGGCGGCGACATCGTATCGCGCGATTTCAGACAAGGGGATTTCTCCGGAGCCGGGTATGCAATGTATAAAGATGCAGCCGGCAATTCCGTCGTGGAAGCCGATCGGCTCATCGTGCGCAAGGATGCTGTTTTCAATGAACTCGTCATCCGGCAAACGGATTTCGTCACCGGAGAAACGGTGTTTTCCTGCGGGGGATTCGAATGCACATCGGTAGAAGAGACGGCAACGGCATATCGATGCTACTACAACAATCACGACGGCGCTAAGTACAGCGGCCTTAAAGTCGGTGACCAAGTTCGTTGCCAACGATACGCTGCCGAAGGCAATACGGTTATAAAGTACTATTGGCGTCTGGTTACGGCCGTTACGGAGAACTACGTCGATCTCTCGAAAACGGACGCTGACGGCAACGGAATCCCCGACGAGGGAGATAATATCGTACAGTTCGGTAATAGAACTGACGTTGCACGGCAATCGGCAGTAGTCATAGATGCCACAAACGGAGGTTCTATCGTCATACTCGCACACATCGACAGTTATACCCTCTCGGAGAAAAACTATGTCGGGCAGGGTGTCAACCCTTTTACCGGCGAAGCCTACATGTATGTTTACGGCGACATGTTCTTCGGAGACCGCGATCTCTCCGATCCTGACTCGACATACATCACATATCAACGAAGGGAAGGCGCAACAAGGCGACGCATGGAGATCAAAGCCGACATCGTTATAGGCAAGAACAGCTCCGGACTACATAATCTCTCAGAATGGACTACGGCACAGCAACAGATCGACAAAGCCCAGCAAGCAGCAAGCGATGCGAACGATGCGATTGCCGCAATGAACGACGACACGGTATTCAACATCGTCGAGAAGCAGCAGATGCGCATCCAGTGGGAGACGATCAACGGTGCGGCGAGCGTCGTCGAGATGGGCGGGAGCGGTTCGTATTACCATGCGTTGCAGATCGCCGCCGCAGCGGAGGGTTTGTCTGTCTTCGCCACGGCCGACGGCAAAATCTTCCTCGTGCGTACCGCGCCGCAGTCGGAGCAGTACGCGCAGATCATGCTGCGCAGCGGCGAGGCTTCCGCATCGTCGCTGACGACGTCCTACCTCGCTCTGCGCGACTATCTGGCCGCCATGCGGCTCTACGACGACGAAGTGACCGAAGGCTTCGATCCGCGCCGGCTGGCCGAGCTGTTCACGGCCTACTACGATGCGCTGGACGCGGTGTACAAGGGGCTCAGCGACAAGGCCCAGCAGACGGCCGACGACGCGGCGAAGGAGGCCGCAGCGGCGAAAAAGCGGCTCGACGAATGGGCCTCGGACGACGTGATCTCGCCCACCGAGAAGACGGCGATGCGTCAGCAGGAGGCCGACATTCGGGCCGAGCACGACACGATCGTCGCACAGGCGAACCTGTACGGAGTGAGTACGAACAACTACAACCAGCAATACGATCTGGCGATCGACGCTTTTGCCAAATATACGGCTTCGACGCCCGAAAACATTCCCGTCGAAGAGGACTACGACGATATACGCTATTATTACACCGAGCGCAACGCAATCCTCAAACGGATCGATGCGGCGCAGAAAGCCGCGGGCGACAAGGCGTCGCACCGCTACACCAATCCCGAAAGCGATCCGCCGACGGACATGAAAGCCGGCGACACGTGGTCGCCCGTCGGTGCCAACGGGAATCCGCTGGGATACACGAAGACCTACTACGGGGAGAAGGGCTGGGTGATTACCGGCGACGACACGGCAACAACGGTAGAAAACGGGCTCATCACTACGGGTACCATTCAACTTGGAGATGCAAAGGTTTCTGTCAAGGCTGGTATCACGGGCGCCGGAACAACCGATGACAGTGTGAGGATTTGGGCGGGATCGGGAAAAGAATCAATGAATACCGCGCCCTTCCGTGTGACGCAAGCAGGAAAACTATATGCTGTAAATGCCGAAATAACCGGCAAAATCACGACGGCTGATCTTACAGCAACAGGAGGTACGATCGGAGGGATAACCATTCATTCAGGTAGAATTGGTGTTGAAACCGGTGAGTCCGGTATGGGTTTAGATTCAAGAAATATCGAATTTCATTCCTCTGATAATTCGCTACTTGCCATTATTGGTTTGGATTCTGTCCCAGGTGTTTTGGGAGTACAGGGGATTGCCTATTTCAACAATATCCAACAACACGTTTTAGGATCTATAATTGATCCTTCCAGCGAAAATGTTGTTATTACTATACGTGCAACTGGTGCATACAAAAACAGCGCAATTTCAATTGTCGAAGGTACATCGCAGCTAAAAAGTGTGGCACGCGGACTTCACAAGATCAATTCAGGTTCCTATACCGTAGACCCTTCGACAGATTGCGAAATAGAACTTGCAGGGGCGGAGACAGGAGTAACGCTTCCTCAAAAAGATAAACTTTACGAGGGACAGATTTTCAGAATATGGAAAGTAGCAGACGGTAATTGCTATATTCATGTACCTGCCTCTTGTATTCTCCAACATGGTTCCACGCAGGAAGATAAAAGCAATCAGACGATTTCTATTGCCTACAACGAATACAGAAGATTCGATATAATATGGGACGGTAGCGGATATTTAATTAACAGATCATACTAATTATGGGAAAGACCATCAATTTCAAAGAATTCAAGTTCTTTACAAACTATAAAAGAACTGCTTCGAAGATAGTGGATATTCGCGAGGAAATAGCAGATGTTATTTTCGTCACAGCCACACGTATTGCCGGTCATCTATTGGCCGAAAAGATATACAACAGTCAGGGTGCGATCAAACTAACCGACGAAGAATGGCAAATGCTCAACAGCATTTGCGGAGATAAATTGACAATGGCTTTCATGGAAAGCCTCGATCACAATGTAATTGAAACAGAATAGAATCATGGCAGAGACCAATACCACTTACTACCAGAGCCGTCACACGGGCGAGGAGATCGACGATCTGCTCGACCAGTCCATTGCGGCCACCGAAGCGGCGAACGCATCGGCCAAGAAGGCCGACGACGCTGCGGAAAATGCGAATCATGAGGCCGCAAAGATTCCGGGAATGGTGACCGGCAAAGCCGACCTCGACCCCGCGACGGGCTTCGTCAAATCGTCGCAGATAGCTCCTTTGCAGGGGCGTCAGACGGGCGTAAATACCACGGATGGATATTTTTCGTCAGACGCTCCGGCATTGTTGTTCGAAGGGGATCGGACACATGAAATATGTTTCACGACAGGAGATGACGTAACTACGGATCAAAGGCTATTTACGACTGCAAGAGGCAGCCAAAGCAACGTTCAACTGTTCGTCTCTAATGGATCGATGTATGCGTACATAGGGTCACAGTTAATGAATGCGGGTCGGGTGTCTCCTGAAACATCATACCATGTGCTACTTTCGGTGGATGTTGCGAATACAACGGGGAAAGTATATGTAAATGGAGTCCTGACAAATCAGACATCTGTTTTTCCCAATTATCAAAATGCGAATGTGTATATCGTCGGCCGGCTTACCTCGGCTTACATTTTCAAAGGAATTGTCCGTTTTCATCGCATCTTCAACTA